ACGTTGCAGAGCCATATTCCCCGAAGGGGTACCGCAAGGTGCGCAGGGGCCTGTGGTCGGGTTGGCGCACAACATCAATCATAAACAACTTGATGAATTACGTCTATTCGCAAGTCCTACGTGGTGCGTGCAAGGCCCAGACAGGTGCCGACCCGCTCAAGGAGTACCAGTTGAACGGCGATGACGGCGATGCCGAGGCGATATCTGAGCCTGATGCGTTGATATTCCTCCGGACTATGGACGCCAGCGAGCTTGACATACAGGATGAGAAGCAACTGATCTCGAGGAGCCAGAGTGAGTATCTGCGCATTATGAACCGTTGTGGTCGCACATTCGGCTCATTGGCGCGGGCCGTCGGGTCGTTCGTATGCTCCGACATGCAGGCCCCAGTTATTAAAGGTGGGTTGGATTTCGTCAAGGGGACGAGCTCGGCGCTCTCGATGTTGGCACGGCGCGGGGCTGATCGTCGTGTGGTGGAAGAGCTGCGCGATTCGATCCTACTAGGGTACACCGCCACAAATTACACGGACAGCAGCGGAGCAGTGCATACGGTGAAGCTAACCAGGGCAGACGCGTTGTACGTGCCAGAAGTCCAGGGCGGGTATGGCTGCTCGAGGTTTGGGCGCCCGTACAGCCACGAGGCGAGCAACCCGCGGCCGTGGCCGGTGATCAGGGTGGCGTGGTCATTACCGGGTGCACCACATATTGCAACGATGAAGCTGCAAGAGAGCGTGTCCATGCGTCTCCACGAAGCCGGTATCAACCCGGACGTTGCTGCAGTGGTCGCAAGAGACGCCGCCAACATTACCAACACGGGTATAGATGAGAGTCTGAACTGGAGAGGTGCTAACATGGTGGCTGAGGCGGCCGCACAGCATATACAGTGGTTGAACGAATCGATACATGTACGCGAGCGGGACATCGAAGTGCCTGACAACGTTCAGGAAATGGTGTCACAGACGCTGCGTGGCGTGCTGATGATGCCCGACATAGAGCTCAAGGGATTACGGTTCAAGGACGCAGAGGATGCTATAGCGTCTGAGTTCGGTAAGACGTTGGGGGTAATGGGGATCAGCAGGCAAGTTTTGGACATGATGTCCGACCTGTCAACTGGGGCACGACTTTCACGAGAGGAGGCACTGTGCCGACTGGCCGGGGACGCCGACTGGATGGTCAAACTGCACAGCGAGTACCCGCCTGCGGTGGTCCACATGCTCGTGCATGGGACTTTCAATGTACCCAAGGACATAGGGGGGCTGGTATCCGGGACTCACCAGCCATTGGTAAACTATGTGCAGCAGCAAGTGTTGACTAAGCTGTGGTGCCCGGCATATGATATGTCACCGCGTGAAGCACTGACCGCGACACTAACTCAGTGCAACCTTGCAATTGCAAAGGAATACCGTGATAGATACAGTAGTATCTACATGGAATAAAT